ATTGCCAGCTACACAGTCACTCATGCGTTTGTTGCAGACAATAGCTTTTCACGGGCCACTGTAAACGGTGCTGTATCAAGCTCTGCTAACGTGGCGCTGGATGCAAACAGCGGGACCATTGCAGTCGGCGATGTTGTCACTGGGGGCGGGATAAGCGGCCTCGTTACAGTGCAGACTGTTACAAATCAAAATGCAATCGTTCTTAGCTCTGCTCAAAGCATTGCTGATAATGTCGTGTTAAAGTTCGATGGTAGCAATACGTTGTTCCTAGGCGCTCTTGACGCATCAAAAACACTGGCTGTTGGCGACATCTTCAGAATTAACGCAAGCAACCTAAGCATTGAGCTGAAGTAATGGCTCTCGTAATCAAAGATCGTGTTAAGGAAACTACGGCCACTACTGGCACGGGTGCTTACACCTTAGCTGGAGCAGTAAGTGGGTTTGAGGCTTTCTCTGAGATAGGGAACAGCAACACCACTTACTACGGCTGCTCCGATGGCACGAACTTTGAGGTTGGAATTGGAACATATACTTTGTCTGGCACAACACTGACTAGGACTACGATCTTAGAAAGCAGTAGCACAAAGATTACAGCACTCGTAAATGGCGCTGTGAGCGCCTCTACAGCCGTTACAGTTGATAATGTCTCTGGAGGTACTCTAACTGTGGGACAGCGCGTCAAAGGGACAGGAATCTCCGGCGTTGTGACTATTGCTACGGTGAATAGCCAGACAAGTATTGTTTTAAGTTCAGCAGTCACCTTGGCAGACAATGCGGCGCTTACATTAGGTGACGAGAAGATAAGCTGGTCGTCTGGCACTAGAACAATATTTTGTACGTTGCCAGCAGAGAAGATGATATTTAACGATGCAACTGGCAATGCGGTAAATTTCTCGGAAACAGACCCAAATGCGCTGGCATTTGCGATAGCATTAGGATAGGAAAATGGCAAACGCATTTAAGACATTTACTGACACGGCTGTGGGGACATCAAACGCAGATGTTTACACTTGTCCCTCTGCAACAGAAACAACAATAATTGGATTGAATGTTGCTAACATACTTACAGTATCCATTACGGTTAACGTTCAGCTAATAAACAATGACGGCGACAACGTACACATTGTGAAAAGCGCTATAGTGCCTGTTGGAAGTAGTTTGGTGGCTGTTGGTGGCGATCAGAAAATTGTTATGAACGCATCCGACATTCTTAGAATAACAGCAAGTCAGGCAAGTGCCGCTGATGTAACTGTGTCTGTACTGGAGATTACCTAATGGCACTTAGCACTATTGGCACTAATCAACTCGGCACTGGCAGTGATACAGATGCTATCGACCTGCCATCTGGCACAACTGCACAGAGGCCAAGTTCACCTGTTGAGGGTATGACTAGGTACAATACTGATGAAGATAAGATGGAAGTGTATGCAGATGGTGAATGGAATTTAGTTACAGCGGGAGCAAATTATAACGTAGAATATTTAGTTGTTGCGGGTGGCGGCGCTGGTGGTTACGGAGGCGGCGGCGCTGGTGGGCTACGGAGCGCAACAGGGTTTGGGCTAAGTTTTGGAGCTTCTTACACAGTAACGATTGGAGCGGGAGCGTCAGCAAAAGGTGGGGACAACAGAGGAAACAGCGGTTCTAATTCCGTGTTCTCCACCATCACTGCTACTGGCGGAGGAGGAGGCGGTCAATATGCTGGCTCTGCTGCTTCGCAAACGGTAGGAAAAGATGGTGGTTCTGGTGGTGGCGCTGGCTATCCAAACACAAGCGGCGCTGGTTCTGGAACTTCTGGTCAAGGTAATAATGGTGGCGCAAGTTCATCAGGCGTAACTAATAACGATTCTTGCGGTGGCGGTGGTGGCGCTGGCGCAGTAGGTGGAACTGGAACAACATCCGCTGGAGGTGCTGGTGGCGCTGGTGTAAATACTTATTCTGCATGGGCAACAGCAACATCAACAGGTGCTTCTGGATATTACGCTGGAGGTGGTGGCGGAGGCAGATATAATGGCAGTTCTGGCGCTGGTGGCGCTGGGGGTGGCGGCACGGCTAGTAACAGTGGTACAGGTGTATCTGGAACTGCCAACACTGGTGGCGGTGGCGGTGGTGGACTAAGCGGCGTAGGGCAAGGTGGTTCTGGCATTGTAATTATTCGTTACTCCGGTTCTCAGCGTGGCACTGGCGGTACAGTTGTTTCATCTGGTGGATACACCTATCATACATTTACGTCCTCTGGGACTTATGTAGCTTAAAGGAAAACGGATGGCACATTTTGCAAAAGTACAAGATGGTATTGTGACCAAAGTCATCGTTGCCGAGTCAGAATTTTTTGACACATTTGTAGACGATTCACCCGGTCGTTGGGTACAGACCAGTTACAACACTTACGGCGGGAAACATCCAGAGGACCGCCCACTACGGAAAAACTACGCTGGTATCGGCTTCACATATGACCTTGTTCGTGATGCGTTTATCCCGCCGCAGCCGTTTGCAAGTTGGACTTTAAACGAAGATACATGCCTTTGGGATTCGCCTGTAGCCTATCCTGACGATGATAATTTATATATTTGGAATGAAGATGCAAAAAGTTGGAGTAAAGTAAGCTAATGGCATATTTAGGGCCACCACCATCACAGAAACTAGCAACCCCAACTAGCCAGTATTTTAGTGGGAACGGTTCTGCTACGGCCTTCACACTAAACCGTCCGGTTAATGTGGCTGAAGATCTGAACGTGTTTGTGAATAACGTGGCTCAACAGCCGGGTTCTGGAAAGTCCTATACTGCCACAGGGACTACACTAACATTCGATGCAGCGCCTGACGCTGGAACAAACAATGTATACGTTGTCTACCGAGGACTGGCAGAGCCAACAACACGACTAGAGCATCCTTCTGGTCAGCCTCTTGCAGCCACCACTGGTACGTTTAGTGGAGCAGTCTCCGGCACCACTGGTACGTTTAGTGGTAATGTTGGTGTAGGCGCTGCATCTGATACTGGTGAAAATCATTTACAATTTACTAATAATGCTGTGACTGCTTTTGTGGGAGTAGAGGGCAGCAGTGGAAATAGATTTTTAGGTTCAGCAACAAACAATGCGTTCTTTGGTACAACGGGTGCAGATGGTCTTGAGTTAGCGACAAACAACAATGTCAGAATGGTTGTCGACAGTTCAGGCCGTGTCACGACGCCAGTGCAACCGTACTTTTTTGCTGAAAGCACTCATACAGGAACATCGCTTTCCACGGGTGTCTGTCCCTTTAATACTGTTACTCATAATGTTGGAAATCACTATAATGGTACTAATTATACCTTTACAGCGCCTGTTGCTGGAAAATACTTATTTACTGTATCTGTACTAAATTATCCAAGTGCATCAAGTGCTGGAGAATTATATTTTTCGATTAATGGTGGTGGCTATACAGCTCTAATGAGATTTAATGGCATTGCTAGTCAGGTATCTATTACTGGTTCAGCTATATTAAATTTGTCGGCCAGTGACACTGTAAAGGTATATGGATCTTTGTATTTTTACGGAAATGGTGGTCACGGTCACTTTTCGGGGATGCTTTTAGGATAAGCGTATAAATAATTTTAACTAGGAGTAAAAACAATGCCAGATATTACCGTATCCCTTACTGACACACAGAATAAATGTATGGAGTACGCTTCTGTATCGGTTCAGGACTGGGCTGACAATGCACTTCATAATCGCGCTCGTATTGCACAAGAAGAAATAATTTCCGCACTTGTAGCTCATTGCAATGGAAATGATATTGCTATCGCCACAGGCGCTGACGCACAAGTAACACAAGCCTTTGAGTTAGGCGTTGTTAAGACAGCAGCAAAACGAAACGAAGAAGCATTAGCTAGTTTGGCGGAGTAATTAGATGCCTATATCTAAAATGCAATCAGAGAGCGTTAACTTAGCTGACAGCTTCGCGTTTACAGGAACTGTGACTGGTGCTGGCACTGCTAAACATGTGCAATTTGCAAGTATTTCTGGGGACACTGGTGCAAGCACAACCTCTACTTCGTATGTTGCAACACCAGTTACAATTACAGTTGCAGCGGCTGATGTTGCCAAATGTAGTACGCTTTTTATTGTTCATTATGGTTCAACTAGAACTGATAGAAATGTTCATGCTTTTCAAGAAAGAAGATTTCAAAGAACTGCACCTTCTGCTGCGAACTATAACAACTATTATCTTGGTTCTGTTTCTGGTGGTTCAGAGTCACTTGATAATTGTACCGTATGTGCAGTTGACTCTAGTTTAGGAACTGGTGACCACACATACACAGTCTATGTTAGAAAAGCATCTGGTAATTCTAGTTATGCTAGTAATGTTTACACACAGTATACAGCATCAAACATAGTAGTATTGGGGTTCTAAATGGCATACATAGGCATAGACCCAAATGTAGGTGACATAACATTTCAGAAGTTTACTGGAACAGGGAGCGCCACTGCCTTCACTCTGTCTCAGGCTGTTGTGAGCGGTGAGGCTATTGTCGTAACCATAGGAAACGTGGTTCAGGAGCCGGGGTCTAGCGCAGCTTATACAGCGCAGGCAAACACCCTTACATTCTCCGCAGCCCCTGCCAACGGTGACATCATTACTGTGCGCTACTTTGGTCGCGCCGTAGACCAGCCAACCAGCTATGCCATGCAGCTATTCAAGTATGTGGCTACAGCAAGTCAGACTGCGTTTACTGGTGCAGATGCCAACGGTGCTGTACTGGTGATTAGCGGCAATGACGTAGATGTTTATCTAAACGGTGTGCATCTGGATAGCTCAGACTTCACAGCTAGTGGCGGAGACACAATAACATTAGGGACAGGCGCAGCTTTAAACGATGAGCTAGTCATTAGAGCCTATCGCGCATTTAGCGTAACTGATACAGTGAGTAAGGCTTCTGGGGGTACGTTTGCTGGGGAGATAACAGCGCCGCAGTTCCAGACAACAAACACAATAGTTGATACGGCTGTGTTCCGCACAAACGGTCAGAGCGTTTCAGAGAACACAACAATAGGGTCAACCAAGAACGCCTTGGCGATTGGCCCTCTAACGATAGGTTCGTCAACCACGATTACGGTTAACGGCAACCTAACAATACTGTGAGGCATAGATGGCTTCGATAATAAATGTAGACCAGATTAATGAAGCTACCAGCGGGAGCGGTGTGCAGATTCCGGGTCATGTGGTACAGGTTGTTCCGGCGATAAAGACAAATGCTGAGACTGGAACAAATAGCAGCTATGCAGATGTAAGCGGTCTGTCTGCTACGATTACCCCAAGTTCGACATCAAATAAGATTATGTTAATGATTGATGTTCACTGCGGTGGAGTTAGTACAGTCATTTCTTATTGGAGATGCTTACGAAACGGAAGCACTTTCTTTACTAACAGCAGCAACAGCGGCGCGGAAGATGGTGCGATGTGGAGTTTCTATACTGACACTGCCAATTTTTCTTCTCCACATTACCAAGGTACGCGGCAATCTTTTAATTACCTAGATAGCCCAGCTACAACATCTGCATTAACATATAAAATACAAGCTCGTGTATATTCGTCAGGAACTTGGAGGTGCAATCAAGGTGACGGCTTGGGCGATGCTACTCGTATTACAACTGTATCATCTATCACCCTTATGGAGATTGCACAATGAGTAAGCTCTTTGTTGATGACATTGTTGAGAAGACCAGCGGTCATGGTGTGCAGATTGCTGGCCTTGTGCCAGCAGCAGGCAGTGTGGCTCAGGTTGTAAGCAATTTTATAACTACTGATTTTAACACAACCAGCACCAGTTTTGTATCTACTGGGCTTTCAGCAAGCATTACTCCATCATCTACGTCTAGCAAAGTCTTTGTGATTGTGAGTGTGCCTAGTTGGTATATTGGTGCGGATAACGCATACGCAACAGTTTTGAGGGGTTCCACTAATATTGGTAATGGCGATTACGGTTTGATGATGGTTTATAATAGTGCAAACTATGCACCATCAACAACTCAAGTTATGGATTCGCCTTCTAGTACATCCTCTTTGACTTATACGGTTCACGTTCGTTCAGTAGGCGGCGCGACTACCTACGTTTCTTATCCAACTTACGGACATTTCACAATAACCCTTATGGAGATTGCACAATGACAAGCATCTTGAAAGTCTCCGAAATCCAAGACCCGACTAACGGTAATAGTGCGCTGACGGTTGATAGCAGTGGTCGTATTCTTCAGCCAGCCAAGCCATCTTTCTTTGCTACTAACAACGCTAACGCATGGCAAAGTTTTGGTAATACTAATTTTAATACAATGCCTTTTAATACAACCTCTCACAATATTGGTAATCATTACGATACGTCAAACTATAGATTTAATGTTCCTGTTACAGGTTCGTATTATTTTTATATGCAATTTTTGCATGATGCCACTACTACATCATCGTATGGTCAAGCTCGTTTTCACAGAACCGACACAAGCGGTGGTGGACATGTTTTAAATTTTAGTCATAACAGTGTTCAAGGGGATATGGTTGCTGTAGCAACGGTCGCTTACTTGCAAGCCAATGATTATGTTGAAGCACAGGGTCAAGTAGGTAACACTAACGCAGACGATTGGTATGCCATAAGTTATTTTTCAAACTTTTGCGGTTATTTTATAGGATAGGAGTAAACAAAATGAGTATATCACAAGCACTAACAGAACTAGGCATCACCGAATGGGTGCTTAGAGGTGAGCCAACAACAGAGGCTGAGTTTAACGAGATGTTCCGTAAAGTTACGGGTGCTGATTCTAACGGCTCGGCTATCGAAAGCAGCAAGCCATCTGACTGGGGTACAACTTGGTCAGCGGTCAAGGCAAAGTCTGACGAGCTAAAGTCAGCAGAGCCTATGAGGCTGCTGCGAGAAGAGCGTGACCGTTTGATTGTGGCTACAGACTGGTGGGCATCCAGCGACCTTACAATGAGCGATGAGCGTAAAGCATACCGTCAGTCACTGCGTGACATTACCAAGAGCGCCACAAGCCTAGACGATGTAACTTGGCCTACTAAGCCGGAGTAAGAGATGAGCAACGCCCGTAATCTTGCAAACTTTTTGGGGGCAAGTACCACAGTCCCGTCTGGTAAAATTGTAACAACAAGTTTGCCTAGCGGTTCCGTGTTGCAGGTTAAATATGCAGAGGTAGACAGAAACTCCAACGCTCAAACCATGACTTCACAGACTTTCGGTGATTTAAGCGGGTACTCTCTGGCGATAACTCCAACTTCTACGAGTAGCAAAATACTTATTAGTTACGGTATTCATACTCTTGCAGGTCCATCAACAGGTGCTTGGAATGGTGATTTTAGAACACAGATAATACGCGACAGCACTTTGATTTATCCTACTACCTATTCAGATTACGACGGTGGTGTATTAGGGCCGACTAACTCCTATAATTTCCAAAAGTTTGAAAGCACTTATTTAGACACGCCTAATACAACAAGCGCGATTACATACAAGGTTCAAGCGAGATCCAGAGACGGTAACAGCATATATTTTAACCAATATGCCAATGGTCACATGGTAGTCATGGAAATCGCAGGCTAATGTTTGGTGAGTTGGCATTATCCGAAAGGGCTATCGCTGACCAAGGTATTTTAGCCTTTGGTTCTGCAACTGCTGATGCCAACTTTGTTATATCTTCTGATTTTGCTAACCTTCAAGCAAACGGCAGTCTTAGCCTAGAGGCTATATCTAGTATAAGCAGAATAGGCGCTGGTACGTTAACTGGAGTTATTGGTGTCACATCCGAGTTTGAGCAGAGCGCCAACGCATTAAGGTTTGCCACTGGAATAGTAGAGAAGTCATTTGGCTTCGTTGCTGATACAGATGGTATTCTTGTAAAGAATGGTATATCTGAGCAGTCATTTGACTTTACTCAGAATGCCTCTGGAATAAGGCTTGCAAGCGGTGTGTCTGAGCAAAGCTTTGACTTTGTGCAGTCTATTTCCGCTAATTCATTATATTCCGCTCATTCAAGTCAGTTCTTTGATTTTACGCAAGGGTCTGGGGGAAGTAGGGTACTTAACGGGGGTTCTGAAAATTTTGTTGAGTTTGACTTTATTCAAACTGCCGGAATACTGATTTACAGAAACAACTTCAATGTGGAGTTTGCCTTTATACAGACAATAAATGGCAACCTACTTTGGGTTGAGATAGACGCCAGCACTCCTGTAGAGACATGGAGTCAGATAAACGCCTCTGGCGGGACATGGACACCAATAAACGCTAGTGGTACAATAGAGCAATGGATTAAAAAGGTGGTATAGATGGCTAGTACATACACGGAAAATTCGGGCATTGAGAAGCCGGGTACTGGTGATCAGTCAGGCACTTGGGGCGTAACTACAAACACAAACTTTGATATAATTGATCGTGCCGTTCATGGTCAGGTATCGATAGGTATAGTTGGTAGTACAAATCTAACAACAAGTGACGGCTCCCTTAGCAATGGTATTGCACCTGTTATTATTCTAACAGGCAGTCCGGGTGCTACATTTGAGCTTAGGGTAACCCCTACTGACCAGAAAAAACACTACACTATAAAAAATGAAACAGATGGGGCATGTAGAGTTATTTACCTAGGTGTTACCTATTCAACATCTAATGGCGTAGAGATCGCACCAAATTCAACGCAAGCAGTCACAGGTGATGGTGGTGGTAGCTCCGGCGTTTTTAAAAGCCTAACCCCTAGCACAGACCTAATCAACGATCTGACTCCTCAGTTAGGCGGATCGCTTGACGTTAATGGGGAAAGCATTGTGTCTGCGTCAAACGGGAACATAGTTATTGCCCCTCATGGAACTGGTCATGTTGACATAAATAGCGACTTAGATGTTACAGGCGCTGTTGATGTGACCGGGGACTTAGATGTTGATAATGTAAACATCAATGGAAACGCAATAACAGTTACGAACACAAACGCTAACTTAACCCTAGATGCGAACGGCACTGGAAAGGTTCTTATAAGCAATCTTTCCTACCCAAGCGCCGATGGTACGGCATCTCAGGTCTTAACAACAAATGGCTCTGGGGTTCTTTCATTTGCTAACGCTTCTGCAAGCCTTGGCTCAAGCCTCACATTAGGGAACTGGACTATAGAAGTGGATGCAAGTAACAACCTTGCATTTAAGTATAACGGTGACGCAAAGATACATATGACTGCTGCTGGTGCGCTTAATGTCGAAGATGACATCACAGCCTACTCGGGTATCTAATCATGGCTATCGCAAGATCTGGTCCAATAAGCTTCTCTACCTTACAGGGTGAGTTTGGGGGTAGCCATCCAATAAGCTTATACGAATATCGTAACGGTGGTGGTTTGGTCACCGCCGGAGTTTCCTTTAGTAACTACAGCACTGGCATATCTGGTATGTCGTTACCTAATTACACCGGAGCCTATAAGCTTAGTGCATATTACGCGGCTGACGTAGCGAATGTCTATACATGCTACTACAGCGGCGGCACAAGCCCAGTTAAGACAGCTTTTAGTTTCCCTTCAGTATCCGCCACATTAGCCGTCTCAACATACCTTGGCGCTTTAGCTAGCGGGGACACCTTTTGGGTCTGCTGCCAAAACACAAGTGGATGGCCCTATGGCTGGTCATACCCCGGTTACGACCATGTAATTCTCGGTTGCACCTATGGTTCCTCCGCATCACTGACTGCTCCAGCTTATGGAACCAAACAGTTCCGTCCATCTATCTATTACGATGGCAGTAACACAGTCACGATTAGCGGCTCTTATAGGGGCGGCGGCACAAACTACCCACATGGTCAGGTCGCCTTACAAGGAATCGTGAGGTCTAACTAATGGCAGCAGTAGAAATAACCTCGGTCAATCAGGTCATGGATTCCGATGATACAGTTGGTCTCTTTGAAGTAACTATGTGGTCCACAAGTAACCATGAGCAGCCACCGGATATAGTTATGAACTATGAAGGCAACCCAGACTTAGTCGAGGTGCATCAATGGCTTTCTAAAAATAATCAAGAAATACCAGATTACAGTAGCTTTATTACTGAGGAATAAAAATGCCGTTAACAAAATTACAGTTTAAACCCGGAATAAACAAAGATATTACATCTTATTCCAATGAGGGCGGCTGGGTAGATGGCGACAAGATAAGGTTTCGTCTTGGTTTTCCAGAGAAGATTGGCGGATGGCTAAAGTATAGCGTCAACACCTTTCAGGGGGCCGCTCGCGCTCTCCACAACTGGATATCTTTAGATGGTTCTAACTTTCTAGGTATAGGCACTCACCTAAAATACTATATAGAAGAGGGTGGTGGCTTTAATGACATTACTCCACTAAGGGCAACCACAGCGGCTGGTGATGTTACGTTTGCCGCGACCAATGGCTCTACAACAATCACAGTCTCAGACACAAACCACGGTGTTGTATTAAATGACTTTGTTGAGTTTTCTGGCGCTGCCACTTTAGGTGGCAATATAACAGCAGCCATATTAAACGCTGAGCATAAGGTAACCGCAGTTGTAAGCTCAAGTCAGTATCAAATAGTTGTCTCTGCCACAGCTAATGGCTCTGACACAGGTAACGGCGGTAGCTCAGTTGTGGGCAAGTATCAAATCAATGTTGGGCTAAACTCACAGGTTGGAGGCACGGGTTGGGGTTCTAGCACATGGGGTAGAGGGGGATGGGGTTCTGGCTCAGCGCTCACCACGATAGCTGAAATTAGACTGTGGTCACATGACAACTTTGGAGAGGACCTAATTATTAACCCAAGGGACTCAAACGTGTACTATTGGGACAAGGGGGTAGGTCTGGGTACTAGGGCCGTAGAGCTTTCAACTCTAAGTGGGGCTAAATCAGCTCCGCAGATAGCCAAGCAGATACTCGTGTCAGATCAGGACAGGCATGTTCTGGCGTTTGGATGTGACGCAATTAACTCTAGCTCAAGTGCCGCTCAAGGTAATGGTGTGCAAGACCCCCTGCTTGTTAGGTTCTCTAGTCAAGAGAACGCAGTTGACTGGTATCCAACAAGCACAAACACCGCTGGTGACCTTATACTTGGCTCTGGCTCTGAGTTTGTGCAAGCGGTAGAGACAAAGCGTGAAATTCTTGTGTGGACTGATACATCTCTTCACTCAATGAGGTTTATTGGGCCACCGTTTACTTTTGGTATACAACAGTTAGCTTCAAACATCACAATTATGGGACCTAATGCTGCTGTTGCAACAGAAGACGTTGTCTACTGGATGGGTATAGATAACTTCTACACTTACTCAGGTCAGACAAAGCAGCTCAACTGCACAGTAAAAGATCATGTGTTTAACGATTTTAACTTCTCTCAGTCGGATAAGGTGTATGGAGGA